GTGGCGACGATCAGGAAGCGTCGAAAAAAGGACGGCAGTTTCTCATACATGGCGCAGATTCGCATCGCTCGCCGTGGGCAACCAGACTACTCCGAGTCGCGGACGTTCCCGAGGAAGGCGATGGCCGAGGAATGGTCCAAGCGCCGCGAGCTCGAGCTCAATACCCCAGGTGGGATCCTCTCGGCTCAGTGGAGGGGCATCACACTGCAAAACGCCATGGATCGCTACCTGCATGAGTTCGCCCAGGATGCCGGGCGTTCCAAACGGGCGACGATCGAGCAGCTTCAGCGTTTCCCAATTGCCAGGGTACAAATCACGGCACTGACCAGCCAGCAGATCATCGAGCACGCCGTGATGCGGCGGAACAGTGGCATTCTGCCGGCGACCATCAACCAGGACATAGTGTGGCTGGGCATCATCCTCAAGACAGCCGTGGCTGCCTGGAAGACACCTGTCGATCTGGCCGAGTTCGAGGCGGCAAAGCTGCTGTTGAAATCGAAGGGCCTGATCGGCAAATCCAAGTCGCGCGATCGCCGGCCGAGTGCAGAGGAGATCGAACGGATCCGCGCCTACTTCCAGCGCTCCCAGCGGATCCGGCCAAGTGCGATCATTCCCATGGAAGACATCATGGGCTTCGCCATCGCGACATCGAGGCGACAGGAGGAGATCACGCGGCTGCTGTGGTCGGACCTGGACGAGAAGTCGATGACCTGCTGGGTACGTGATGCCAAGCACCCCCGGCAGAAGTGGGGCAATCACAAGCGATTCAAGCTTAGCCACGAGGCCATGGCCATCATCCGCCGGCAGCCGCGCGCCCAGGGCGAGGAGCGGATATTTCCCTACCATGGCAAGTCGATCGGTACCCGCTGGCGAGCCGCTTGTGCCGCCTGCGGAATTGAGGATCTTCGCTTTCACGACCTTCGCCATGAGGCGACGTCGCAACTGTTCGAGGCGGGGTACGAGATTGTGGAGGTGCAGCAGTTCACGCTGCATGAAAGCTGGGATGTACTGAAGCGGTACACGCATTTGCGCCCGGAGAAGCTGGCTCTACGCCAGGCACCGGGCGCTTGAGGCTTCACTCATTCACTCGTTGCCAGAGATCACGCGCCTCGGCCCGCTTCTCATCGATGTACTGTGCCAGATCCACGGCGCTGACCAGCCACGGGGATTTCTGCGAGTCGCCGGCCCGGTACACCGGTACCGGCAGTGCCTGGGCGCCGGCGCGAATACTGGCGGTGCGGGCGTTCAGGCCGAAGTAGCGCGGGGCGACTTCCTCGAGGGGGATCTCGGCGCGGCCGTCGAATTCAGCAAGTAGTCCGAAGTAGGTGTTCATGGCTGGGCTCCTTGGCGAGTTTTCCAGTGGGTAAAGCGCTGGCGGATAGTTCGAAACATGGCGGCAGCTTGGGGGTTGTGATCCAGTTCGGCGCGGCTTTCGACCCGGCAAGCGGCGCATAGCCATTCGCGGGCGTCCTGTTCGCTGTGGGTGCCGTCGGGCAGCTGGCTGGCAGCCAACCCGAGTTTGTGGCGCTTGCGCCTGTCGAGATAAAGCCGAAAGGCGGGGTTCCGGCAGAGCATTGCCGCTGAGCGCGCCAACTGGCCCCCCTTGATTGCGTCAGCGCACATGCTTCCCCCTACGTTCACGAAGGCTCTGGCATGCCACGCAGGTGGTGGCCCAGGGCGCGACCTGACGGCGAGCGGCAGGTATCTCGTCGCCACACTCCTCGCAATCTGAATCCGGGTGCGTGGCCAGATCGCCCTCGGGCCAGCGAGGCCGGTTGGCCAGGGCGCCCTCGAGGCGTTGCTCCATCAGTTCGGTTGCGATATCGGCATTATCAGCCATGTTGTGCGTTCCTTGCGTTGTGGGTGTGAGGTACCTGCTGTGCGGATGCGCAGGGCAGGCGAGCGAGTTCGATGCCGAGCTTGGACGCGATGTGATCGAGCCCCGCATCGGTGAATTCGGAGCGGCCGTAGTGGGTCCAGCCGCAGATCGGGTGCCAATAGGTACCGGTGGCCACGATCACCAGGTTCACCCGGCCCCGGTATCGGCCGGCGGGCAGGTTGTCGGTGCCGAGCACACCCGCCTCGCGCAGGCGGCGGGCCAGGGAGTTGCGGCCCAGGTTCAGCAGGGCAGCGGCCTGGTCGAGGGTATAGGTGGCGTGCATGGTGGCCTCCTGGTCTCTTGGCTGGCTCATGTGGCGAAGATCCAGCACTTCACGCTCGAATTGTTCAGACGCACGCGCGAGCGCACGGTACGGTTGGCGTCGATGAACTTGCGGGTCTTGCTTCCTTTCAAGTAGCGCTTCAGTTCGCGGATCTCAGGCACGCGCAACTTGTACTCGGCGCAGGCGCGCTCGAAGTCCTTCAGGTTGATGGCGATTTCCTTGGCATCGTCGCCGTAGTGGTTGAGCACGGCTTCGCTTCGAAGCCCTTCGATGTACTCGAACGCCTCCCAGAACTCAGCGACCAGCGGGTGGTCGGCATTGATGGTTTGCTGGCGTTCGCGGGCCATCTGCCACACCAGCCCGGCAGCCTGATCGATCACCTGGGCGGAGTAGAGGCCAAGGCCCTCCGGCCCCAGGCAATCCAGCAGTGCCATCAGTTGGCCGTGGCACTTGGCGATCCGCAGCACCTTCACGTCCGGGTCTTCGGCCAGGTGGTTGGCATACTCACGGGCACGGGGAGTGATCAGCTCGAGCAATGCCGCCTCGCGGCTTGCGACTTCCAGGGCGAACTGGCTGACGTGCTCGAGGTCGGCTTTTTCCAGTGCCTCGGCCAGCTCCTTGGTCTGCCGGCTTTGGCCCTCGCGGGTGAACATCAGGTGGCAGATACGGGTCTGGATCGCCTCGCCTGCCTGAACGGCGGCGTTCTGGCTGATCACGATGCTGCCGCGAAAGGGCGGTTCGTAGGTGTCGTTGCCGCTGTTCTTCACGCCTCGCGCGCGGATCGAACGGCCGTTGAAGGCGGTCTTCAACTCGTCCCAGTCGAACTGCTTCTGCTTGGCGCCACCTTCCTGCTCGCGGTCGGATTCGATCAGCACCACAGGCAGGTTCGAGACCTGGGCGAAGTTCCGCGAGCGTGCCGGCATGGTGGCCTTGGAAGGGTCGAAGCCTTCATAGTCACGCCGGCCCACCAGCTTCCACAGGAACTCGATCAATGTGGACTTCCCCGCACCGGCCTCGCCGACGATCTCCAGGAATGGAAAGCTGCCCATTGCCTCGCGGATCTGTTCCGCCAGCAGGCTGCCCATCCAGTAGGCCAGGGCCACGACTCCCTTGGTGCCAAAGGCGCCGAGCAGCTGGCTCGTCCAGTCGGTGTGGTAGGCCTTGCGGTCAGGGTTCAAGTGCAGAGTGACCGATTGGCTCAGGGTCTTGAGCTGCTTGCGGTGGCCAAGCTCGAAGAAATCCTCGCTATTGATCGTGTGCAGCTTGCCGCCGGCCACCGCCAGATCCCCGAACACATAGGCGGCGTGCTCCTTGCTGTAGCCGATGAAATCGATGGTCTCGACCGTCTTGATGTTGCCGATTTGATCCTGCAGCAGGGTGTCCAACTGCTGGCTTGTACCCGTCCATACCGCGCCGGGGGCCACGCCCAGCAAGCGCTTCTTGTACTCGCTGGCACTGGCCAACTGGCCGCCGCTGAAGGTGTTCTTCACCGGCGCGCGGCCATCCGGAAACTCGATCCGGTAGTAGTACCAACTCTCGTCTGTGACCGTATTGGCTTGGTAGTAAAGTGCGGTGGGGTAGCAGGTGCAGATCCGTTTGACGCTGCCGGCCTGTTCCAGGGCGGCATCGCGCATGGCGGGGTCGAGCTGCTGTTGATCGATGCCATCCGCACCCTCGGCGCGCATGGCACGGTCGAAAGCATCCACATCGAGTTTCCACCACCACACCTGGCGCTTGTGCTCGTACCAGAACTCGCGGCGCTCACTGCGCTTGTAGATGATCAGCGCCTTGGCCATGGCACTGGGTGCGAGCAGCAGATCGCCGTGGTAGCGATAGTGCTCGAGGTGCTTCTCAGTGAGCTCGCCACGCTGGTGGCAATCGTTCCAATCGTGCTTGCCGCCGCCGGGAATCTGCGCGGCGCGGCACTCCCAGCCGGCGGCGCGTGCCCGTTTCGTGTGCTTCTCGGTAGCGCTCTGGCCGGCGCGGTTGCCATCCAGCGCCCATACCAGAGCGGGGCGGCTGGTACCGGCCTGATGCGCGGCATCGGCCAACGCTTCGAGCGCATTCTCGGGGTAGTTGCCGCAGCTCATTGCCGACACGGCCGCGATACCGTGGTGGTAGAGGGCGATGGCATCGAAGATGCCCTCGACGATCCACACCTCGCCCGCCTCGACCAGGTCGGCCAGCGAGAACACCGGCGGGCACCACCATTGACCCTTGTAGCGGCCCACGAAGTTGGCCTTCTGCTTGCCGAAGCGTTCCGGCTTATCGAGTAGACGCTCCCAGTACCCGCCTCCCGGCAGGGCGAAACGCACGGTGGCCGTGCCGCCCACATCCTGCCGCCAGTAGCTCTCCTGGGTGTACCAGCCCTGTATGCGCGAAAGCTCGAAGCCGCGACCGTCACGCAGGTAGCCATCCGCCACCGGGGTGGCACTGGTGGGCGTCTCGTGCGGCTGTCGATCGGCGCTCGGTGCGTAGCGCTCCGACCAGCTAGAGAAGCATTCAGGGAATAGCTCCTTCACGTGGATCTGGCTACCGCAGTTGTTCTCGCGGCCGCACTTCAGCATCCACGGCGCCTCGGTGGCGATGTACGCCTCACGCTTGCCGCAGTCCGGGCAGCGCACCTTCTGCAGGTACGTGCCACGCTCCTGGGCGTCGTAGTCGCGCAATAAACGCGCGAGGATGTCCTGGCGCAGCGATGGGTTCACGCTGTGCCTCCTTATTCCGTGGAGTGGAAGAACGGGTTAGCGCGAGCGTTCCGGCTCGATCAGCACAGGCGTGCGGGTGGTGCTGTTGACGACGCGGGCGCGTCCCTCATCACGAGCGCGTTCCAGCACATGAACGAGGTCGTCGGCGGTGAAGGCCACCGCGCGGCCGCCCATGGTGCGCAGCACCACCACGTGGGCGGTGGTGGCATCGGCATCGATATGCGCCACCTGGCTGACACTCGAGGTCTCGGCATAAGCCTGGATTGCGGCAATTTCGGCCGCGCGCTCGGGCAAGTCCAACTCACTCATCAGAAACACGGTCAGCTGCTCGATGGCGGTAACGCGATCCAGTGCGTGGCCATGGCGGAACATCCAGCCGATGGCGACGTTCTGCGGGTCCAACTGATGGACATGTGGGCGGGCACGATGGGTGGCATTGATTGGCGTCACGTTGGTCATTGTGTCGTTATCCTTCAGCATTCATTGAGCTGCTCGAGCAGCACCCGGCGCGAGACCCGATCGACAGGAATGCGCACATCGGTAGCGGGGATTCGGCTTGGCGAGGTAGTGGTAGCGAACTCGACCAGCAACTTGCCGCCCCAGCCGCAGGCGGGGTTGGTGCACTGGGCGTAAACCTCGTAGAACACGGGGGTAGGGCGCTTGCTTGTGCGCGTGATGGCGCGTTCGTCGCAGTGGGGGCAGGTAATCCTCACCGGCGATCTCCTTTTACGTCATAAAGCGCGCGGCCGCGGCCGGTGAGGCCCTGGGCGCCGCGCCGGATACGGCGGCGCAGCAGCCATTCGGCCGCCTGCTCGCGGGTTTCCAGGCCCTGCTGTTCGCACACGGCGTCAAGTACCGCTTTCGCCTGCTGGTCGAGCTCCATCGGTTGTTCGGGCATGGCTACCTCGGATGCACGGTGGATGTAGGGGTCCGTTCAGCCGGCCCGTTCAGCGAGGCTATCGGTGAGACCGGCGGGGTCGACGCCCAGCACGTCCCGCGCTTCCTTCATCAGCATCTGACGCATCACCTCGGCCTTGGGTACGCCCAGGTAATTGGCCAGCGCGGTAATCACGTCGCTCTCGTACTGGTCGAGGTAGACGGTTGCCTTGGTGCGAACACGTTTGGAGTCCTGGTACATGGCGGGTGTCCTTGTGAGGCTTATGCAGCAGGTCAGGGTGACCGAACGATCAGGATTGGCTGGCCGCTTCGGTGTCGGCTTCGTAGTGCTGGATGCCAAGCAGGATCAGCATGCGGATGGTGGCGGAAAGCGAGCGCATCTCCAGCTGGGCGATGCCCTCGAGCTTGGAACGCTCGGTATCGGTGACCTGAGTCATCACCGGGCGGTTACACCCTCGCGGGGAGCGGGCCGCAACGTCGGCTTGCATGGTCTCGGCGGTTTCCATGGGGTAGGCTTCCTAAAGGTTGTCTAAGACTGCGATTCGATAATGGTTCACGTATGTGAACCTTGTCAAGTGGAGTGGTGCAAATTTGAAAACCACAGGCGAGAGGCTCAAGGCAGAGCGGGAGCGCTTGGGCTTGAGTCAGACAGCGTTAGCCCAAGTAGGTGGAGTCGGCAAAACTACGCAAATCAACTACGAGAAAGATGCTAGGAACCCTGATTCTGCCTACCTTTCAGCGCTGGATGGTGTGGGTGTGGACGTCCAGTACGTCCTCACAGGACGAACATCGCTCCCAGTTGAAGGTGCCCACCACGGTGAGCAGGCTTGCGGTTCACAAACGTTGACATCTTTTGGCGTGCCCGCTGCTGCTATGGCAGAGGTGAAGCTCTACGACATCGAGGCCGCCGCCGGCGATGGCCGATCGCTGGAGCAGGAAAACGTCGAGAGCACGCTCTATTTCCCCACTGACCAGCTCGCCGCCCAGGGCCTCGATCCGGCCCAGGTGGTCGGCATCAAGGTGCGGGGCGACTCGATGGACGGCACCCTCGCCGATGGCGACTGGGTGCTGGTGGACCGCAGCCGGCGCGAACCGAAACCGGAAGGGGTGTTTCTGCTGTTGGTGCACGGCGAGCGGCGCATCAAGCGTGTACAGCGGGTGGCCGGCGGCGCCTGGCTGCTGATCAGTGACAACGAGCATTACCAGCCCGAGATGATCAAGCCCGAAGAGCTGAAGGACGTGGAGATCCTGGGGCGGTGTGAAATTCGGATTGGGCGGGTTAGTTAAAATAAATATTTGCAAGGGAACAGTATGCATTCAGTTTCACTTTATCACCTTAGAGCGTTTAATCCGCATAAAAAATATAGCGATATCCGCATAAAAAATATAGCGATGATTCGCATTATGCTCCGTTAGACGATATTAATGGAAAAGATCTTATTGATATATTTAGAAGATATGTTGACCCTCTTGTGAGACAGAGCTTTGAAAAGTTTGAAAGTGATAAATCCGTGCTTTCATTTAAGCCGTACAATGTAAGCTCTCATGGGCGCTGTATTTGGGGCGTGGTTAATACTGGGAATTATGGTGTCAAAGGCTATATTAGAGATGCGAGCACAGGGGATTTGAAGTACAGCAAAAGTCCGAATGATGCCGATATTAAGGAGCGGTTCTTTCTTCTTTTTTCGCCCTCTGGTAAAAACGAAGCTATTGTGGTCCTTCACGGTATAAATGGAGATGGTATTAAAACTCTTCTCCACAAGGCGTTGGGTGAGTTTTTTAAAAAAGAGACTTCCCTGACCCTCCAGTTTAATCCTGTTACTTATGAAAAGGCTGTGCAGCAATGGATGCAGGCTGAGGTTAAGGAAGTAAGAGCTGTTGGTTTTTCGCCGTTTTCTGACAGGGCTGACGAGTTAAAAGGTATGGGGCACAAGCAGGCTGTCCTTGTATTGAAGCCTAAGAGGAAAGAATCCTTTGGACTCTTGGAAAGATTTAAAAAAGGCAGTAGGACTGACGCTGTGGAATTCCTAGAGTCACACTGCCAGGACCTTAAGGCTGTCGTTGAGCTCGAAGGAAAGAAACGCGTTTTTAGGATTGGCGGCACTAGAGAAAATCCAGTATTCAAGCTAGACTTGGATGACTGTGTTACGGTCAGTGACGGAGTTCCGGACTTTGAGGAAATGTATGATTGGGTTGTCGAAGTTGTAAATGAGCTTTGTCAGAAAGTTTATCCCGGTCAAAAGGTTGAGCTATGTCCAGCAAGATAAATGTTACTTATATAATAAAGCAGCATTTTAATACCTTGCGGGATGCCTCCAATAACAAGGTGTCTTTCAAGGATGTTTTTGTTTTTTTGATTTTGCCATTACTCCTTTCTTCTCTTGTTTTTTTTGGAGATGGTTTGTCTAAGGAAATGTTTTCCTTGGCTGTTAACTTTGGGGCTATTTCTACCGCGCTCTTGATGAGTGTTCTGGTGTTGGTGTATGACCAAGAGGCAAAAATAAAATACAATATAGAGGTTTATCCAGAAAGGTATGATGGCTATCGAGCCAGGCTCTCTGTCCTTCGAGAGCTTTATCAAAATATTTGCTACACGATAGTGGTTTCAATATTGCTTGTTATGTTTTCAGTGATCGGCATGTCAGTGCTTGGAAATTGCGTTAATGTTTTTTTTAACCTTGTTTTTTTTGTGTCTTCTTTTTTGGTGGTTTTTATGTTTTCAAATATTGTAATTACCATGCTTATGGTAATTAAAAGGTTTCATGCACTTTTAACGCATTGATCCTACACCTATGTGCGGACGCTTCGCCCTCTATAGTCCATACCCCAAGCTCTCCGAGTCTCTGCGCTTGCCGCTGGATGAGACAGGAGAGCTGGCGACACGCTACAACGTGGCGCCGGGCACCTGGATCACTGCGGTTCGTCATCCCAACGATGAGGCGCCGCTGGTGATGGATGAGGTGTGGTGGGGCTACCGGCCACACTGGGCGGGGGGGAAGGCACCGCAGCCGATCAATGCCACCGTGGAGAAGGTGGCCACGTCGCGCTATTTCAAAGGGGCGTTTGCCCATCACCGCTGCCTGGTGCCGGCGGATGGATGGTACGAGTGGTTGCCGGTGGATGGGCACAAACAGCCACACTACCTGACACGTGCCGATGGCGAGCCGTTATGGTTTGCCGGGATCTGGGCCGAGCGTGCCGACGGGAAACCCGGCTGCGCGATCCTGACCGAGCCGGCGCGTGGTGTCGCCAAGGAGATCCACTCACGCATGCCGTTGGCACTGGATGCCGATAGCCTCGAGCCGTGGCTTGATCCACACCTGACCGACCGCGAGACGATACGCCAGGTGGTTCATCACCTGGATGCCGAGTTGATCACTCACTGGCCGGTCAGTCGGGCTGTGAACAAGCCTGCGGAAGGCCAAGGTAGCGAGCTGATAAATCCCGCCTGAAAGTGTTACTTCTTTTTCTTCATGAAAGGAAAGACTTTACCCATTGCATCAGCGAGAACTTGGTCAAGCGGTTTATGATTCAGGCTCACAGCGGCTCTCGCTGCGGTATATGTCCCTTTGTATTCCTTAGCGATTTCGCTATCAGTCATGCTGTCAGGTAGCTGCTCTTTTTCCCGGATTGCATCAATTACGGCTTTGTCCATCTCGCCCTCCATTAGGGTCACTTGCTGTCGAGCATAGTGCAGAACCGCCCTGGTCGGGGCAGATCATTAACCCATTGGCACGGCGGGCAGCTCGTTCCACCTCGTCGTCCATCGCGGTGTGCGGTGGGCGCAACGCAAGTGCCAGGCGGCGCCGGGCGTGGGACGGCCAAGGGTGACGGTACCACGCCCCATCTTCTGATTGATTTCGTCCAGGGCTGCCATCAATTGGTGGCTCTTGTCGCGTTGGGACGCTCGCTCGGGCGTGTCGAGCAGTGAGAGCTGCTGCCGGTTGGCGTCGACCAGGTCGAGCAGCATCACACCGGCCTTCATGAATCGGTACCCGGGCCGGTAGATGGCGTATAGGGCCTGGCTCGCGGCGTGGAGGATCTGCCGGCTGTCGTTGGTGGGCTCGGGCAGTTCGACGATGGCGCTGGGGGAGTATTGCGGTAAGTCCAGCCGGTGCCGATTGGTCTTGAGGAACACGTAGACGGCGCGGGCATGGCTGTCCTGGGCGCGGAGTTTCTCGGCGCTGCGTTGGGCATGCTGGCGGATGGCGGCCTGTATTTCGCCCGGTTCGCCGGTGAGGCGACCGAAGGAACGCGAGGTCATGATGCGGTCACGTGGACGGTCGGCGTCGTTGAGCTCGATGCAGGGCGTGCCCTGCAGCTCGCGCACGGTGCGCTCGAGGGTGACGGAGAAACGCCGACGGATGGCCTTGGGGTCGGCTTGCCGCAGATCCCAGGCCGTCTCGATGCCCTGCACGGCTAACCGCTCGACAAGCCGACGCCCGACACCCCATACATCGCCGAGCTCGATGCGTTGCAATAGTTCGCGGCTCTCGGTGCTATCGGCGTGCAGTACGCAGGTGCCACCGTAGGCGGGGATCTTCTTTGCTGCGCGGTTGGCCAGCTTGGCCAGTGTGCGGGTGGGAGCCACGCCCACGCACACGGGGATACCGGTGAACTGGCGCACCTTGTGGTGCAGGGTACGGCTGAGGGCGAGCGTGGTGGCTGCGTCAAAGCCATCGAAGCTCACGAACATCTCGTCGATGGAGTAGGGCTCTACCCCGGCGGAGAACTCCTCGAGGACCTCTCGCACCCTGGCCGACATGTCGCCGTACAGTTCGTAGTTGGACGAGAGCAGGTGGACCTGCCCCTGACGCACCAGGTGCTGCAGTTCAAAAGCGGGGGTACCCATCTCCACGCCCAAGGCCTTGAGCTCATTTGAGCGGGCGATCACGCAGCCGTCGTTGTTGGACATCACGCCCACCGGCACGCCGACCAGCCGAGGTTGAAACACCCGCTCGCAGCTGACGTAGAAGTTGTTGCAGTCCACTAGCCCGATCATACGGCGTACTCGTGTATGACCGAGCGCACCACGCCCCACACCTGGCAATCCAGGTCATTGAGGGAGATTGGTGCATAGCCGGGATTGCCGGAGCACAGCAGTGGCCGTCCATGGCGTTTCTCGTAGCGCTTCACGATCACTTCACCGTCGACCAGGGCGACGAGGATGTGGCCGGGACGCGGATCAATGGAGCGATCGACCACCAAGGTGTCACCATCCTGGATGCCGAAGCCGACCATGCTGTCGCCCTTCACGCTCATGAAGAAGGTGGATGACGGGCGCTTCACCAGCCGCTCGTTGAGATCCAGGGTGCGGCCGACGTAGTCCTCGGCAGGCGAGGGGAAGCCGGAGATACCGGCGCGTATGGTGGTGAGGGGGAAAGGTAGTGGCCGCAGCGGCGGTGCCGGCAGCGGAAAGTGAATATCGGTATCGCGCATCGGAAAGCCTCTTGTCAAAAACTGGATGCTTGTACAGTATTCTGCATCCGTGCTCTGTAAGGCAAACGCTAATGGAAGGTGTTCGCGGGGTGCCGGTGGCAAGAGCCCGGCATGGCAGGGCTGGTCAATGGCAAAGCAACAAGGATGTGACGATATGCGTGTGAACTACCTGGGGCCGCTGTGTGGGGGCATTTCTCATCCTGCACTGGAAGGCTACGACCTGACGTACTTCACCCCAAGCTGCTACCTGGTGGAGGTCAGCGACGAAGCAGGGGTCGAGGGACCAGTGATCGAGGGCGATGTTCTGGTGGTGGACGAGTCACGTGTTGCCCAACACGCGGATCTCGTGGTGGTGGAGCGCGAAGGCCTGCGGCTGTTCAACAGTCACCGCATCGGCGGGCAGATCCGGTTGATCCCGCCGATGGATCGAAGCGGCTCGTTCCCGGCTCGCCAGAGCGATATTCGTGGCGTGGTGGTTAGACAGGCGAGGCGGTATGGGCTGTAAGGTATTGCAGTCGATACCTGAGATTGATTAAATACTTTCGTGGTGTCTGTCCCGGAGCTCTATGAGAGCCCCTTGGGGTGGCGGCAAGGGCTCCAGCAGCCTGACAACGCTTAGTCTCTCAGGGCTATCACTGTATCAGTGTCCAGCACAGCTGGCGGTGTACAGGCATCACACACCCAGCGAGGCTCTTTTCCCTCTACGCAACTCGTGGACAGAATAAAACCACACCTTGCTTTCACCTGACTGGCCTTCGCTGGTTGGAATGTAGCGCTTCAGAACCACCTGGACAACACTGCTGTCCTTGTGCGTATAGCTTACATTTGCGCGAAGGGCGATGTAGTCAATGACACCACTGATGTTTTTTTCCCTGTCCACGACATTATGAGCTCCTCCCAGACGAAAATACCGAACGCAGGTCTTTATCATTTTTCTGGCGGTGGCGAGTAGTAGCCATGATTGAAAGACCCTTTCCGGAAGCCTTTCCTTTCTTGTAATATGCTTCCAGCCAGTCCTGGTTATCAGAACCGTTCCTATTTCATTTATCGGACTTTTTTCACTTCCATTGCACTCTGACTTCCACTGCTTGTAATACTCCCACACCTGTTGCTTGAAGGCGCCATGTACGTGTCCAATTTTAGGGATCAAGTCTTCCTGCCTATTGAGATGGATGGAATCGAGCCCCTGATATCTTGATTGGTCTCCCGGAAGTCGAAGAAACACCCCTTTTTGCCCTTTGTTGAAAATCTGTGATTTTGGGGCGTGTACGACTGCTTTGTTTGTATTTGAGTATGAGTTTTCATCCTTGAGGTCGATCCACCAGGCCTTATGAGAAATCGGGGATTTTCGGTATATCAGGATGACCTTTCCCGGCATCCTGTTCCAGCGTGGACGGTGTGTCTCTATATAATCTTTCCCAAGTTTTACGCCTACCTTCTCAGGATCTTTCTTTTTGTCGAGGTAGCTCTTTCCACATTTGATCTGAACGTAAATGACGGCTCCGGTAGTGGTGGGCCTGTCATGCCCACGACGCATTATCAGTATCCCGTCTATGCCGTCATCGTTTCTTTGATCGAATTCCTGCCAGTCACACCTCCAGTCAGTGACTACTTCCTGGACTATCCCAATTCCTTTGTCTTCCTGATATTTTGTGGAAATCATCTTCTGACGTTATTTTCCTTTTGTTGATCTAACTCTTGGTGGTGTGGCAGGCCACTCCCCGAAGGTGTCTGTGTTCTTGGTCAATGTTCCAATAGCATCAATTTCGGATAGCTGGTGCTTCAGGCCACATTCCCATATCACCAGAACCCGCCAGCCGGCTTCGATCAGCTCGGCCTGCTGACGTCTGTCTCGTTCAACGTTTCCGATGAGCTTCCTTCGCCAGAAATCCTTGCGGGTGGCCGGAGAGGTAGCATAGAAGCAGCCTTCGTGCCGGTGCCAGAAGCAGCCATGGACGAAGATAACCAAGCGATGCTTCGTAAGAACGAGATCCGGCTTACCGGGCAGGTCCTTCCGGTGAAGCCTGAAGCGAAAACCACAGGCATGAAGATAGCGCCTTACAGCCATTTCAGGATTTGTGTCCTGACCACGGATGCGGCTCATGCAGTATGAGCGTTGAGTGCTGGTCAGGACGTCATGGCTCTTTGTGTTTGTATTCACGCCTGGTCTAAATGGTGATAGAGGTCAATTATTGTTTCATCACTAAAGTGTAGTTCTTCTGGGTTGATGGATATGCTGTCAATCTGTACGCAGTAAGGTGGACTATCAAAATGCTTAAGCAGAGAACGGGCGACATACCTCATGGGACCGGATTGGCGTAATCTGGCAAAGCCATTCTTGACCTCGTATAGACGATAAAGGAAATACTCATCCTTCGAGGTCGCCATTTCCTTGAGCTCAGCAAGTGAAATGTGTAGCTGATTGTGGAATGGTCCGGCGGTGGACTTGGCGTCGATTAGCTGACGTGTTCCTTTCTGCCAGCGGTCGAAGTCAAATGGTGAGATGGCATTTTCATTGGCAACCCAGCGGTAATCTTCAATTTCTCCAGTTTTCTGCTGGTTTGCGAAATACTGATCCAGTATTTCTTCGCCCTGACGTCCGATGCTTTCAGCTGCCTTTTTTGCTTTACGAAGCTCCTCATGCGAAACACCACGAGCCCTCCGGCGATCAAGGAGGCTTTCGATACCGTGAATCCCGCCTTGTGCTGCATCCTCAAGATCAAAGGAGTCGAGTAGATCTTTGATCGGGTGGGTTGCTGGAATAACACCCTGAAGTAATTCCACAATCATTTCGAGTTCTGCCAGGTCCAAACTCACCATACTGGCTTCGCTGTACGATTCAGATAAAGACTCGTGTAGCGCCCTGTCTTCATCGTGCCCCTGAGCCACCAGCGTCATCCGCATGGATGTTGGCCAGGCAGCTCCTATAAACTCGAGGATTGCATAATCACCTGCCTGGAGGCTTGCATACCTCTCTTCGTTTTCCGGTGATGGAATCAGTTTCCCATTGAGTCGCCAGTTCTTGTATGTTCCTCCTTTAATTATCTTCTGGGGCAAAACTTGAGGTGTAGAAGGGCCTGGCCCTAGAATCGTAAGGTTGAGAATAAAGGGCTCCCACTCCCTTTCCTCCGCAACTTCAGTAAGGTTGGGGTAAAATTCACCCTCAATAATATTGCGGTTAATATTTATTGATTTCTGATTTCCGGCATTACCATTGCGAAAATGGTATTCGAATATTGTGAGATCAGACCGCGTCAGTCTCTTCAGCGCGATTTTTCGTGACATTCTCTCGTTTCCCTGTCAGTTGCTGCTTTATTTTATCCGCTAGTGCCTTTGCCATCAGCGGCGGTACCGCGTTGCCGATCTGGCGGAACGCAGGGTTCATGGGCCCCTGAAACACGAATCCATCCGGGAACGATTGAAGCCTTGCCGCTTCCCGTACCGAGATCGTGCGGGACTGCCTGCTGTCATAGTGGATGTGGGAGTAGCTGTCTTTGCCAAGGTGGGCCATCAGAGTTCTGGCAGGCTGGTCTGCCTCCATCTTGCGCCATTTGTTAGGGAACTTGCTCGGGTCATAGGGCGGAATATAGGCCTTCTTTTCTGCCTCGTAGCGATCGGTGCCCACCAGAGGGCGGAAGCCTTCATTCATCTCGATCTGCGATAACCGCTCCTCGAACATCTCGGATGCCAGCTGGTAGGCTTCAGGATACTGATCACCCGGCTGCATTCTGGCGAATATCTTGTAATCGCGTGGTAGATAGCGAATGACATGATCGTAGATGCCTTCCGAGGCTTCGAACTCGGGCCATGAACGCATCTTCTTCTGAAAGTCATTGAGCCGCGCCCCGTCGGGATAATGGACCAGCCTCTCAAACCTTCTGGGGCCTTTACGCAGCTTTTGTTCCGAGTCTTCATTGATGAAAGGAAGATCGGAAAGCGCTTGCACTGCCGTGACAGCGGGTTTCAGACCTTCTTTTTCCGGTTCGGGCGGATCCACGAAGAAACGGGTCTCTCCGTCGAGCAGGTCCGTCTTGACGGTCTTCATCGCCACCTGACGGGAACCGTGATATCCACGCGGCAGGTTGATCCAGTGAGTGGGGGCTGGGAACCATCGCGTTGCATTCAACTCTGTGCGGTAAGCCACAAGGAACATACGCTCTCGCATTTCGGGGACGCCATAGAACACCGCATTCAGCATGGTGTATCGGGCATCGTATCCCAGGTCGCGGAGAGCCTCGCAGACTTCTTCTGCAATGTTGTGTCCGCCGTAGTTCAGCACATCCGGTACGTTCTCCATCAGAATCGCAACAGGCTTCAGCTTGCGGACGTAGTGGAGGTAGCGGAGATACAGGTTGCCGCGAGGGTCGTTGAGGTAGGCTTCAGGGTGCTCGGCCACTTCACGTAGCTTGGCACGTCCGACTCGTGCGAAAGACTGGCAGGGTGGACCGCCAACGACCACGTCCACATGTGACTCGGGATCCCCTCCCAGCCTGAATTCCTTGAGTAGGTCCTCAGGCTCTGTGCTGACGACGTCGCGGGATTGAGCATGGATTTCACGCAGCTCTTCGGGAGCGTCACGATGGAAGTTCAGTGCATGTGAACGTGCTGCTGCAGGATCCAGCTCGACGGCACCGACATTTCTGAAGCCTGCTGCCTGGAACCCCAGTGAAATGCCACCGCAACCCGCAAAGAGGTCAAGCACCCTGGGCTCTTCACCTGCCCGCAGGCGTTCAATTTTCCGCTCAATCGTCGTGCTCATGAAGCTCGCCACCGATCCATTGTCTCTTCTCCTGTCGTGGCTGGGCGCCGCGACCGCAGCTATGCTTGGCCACTGGTTGGGCCATATCAGGGCGATAGTATCACCCTCAGCAAAGCCGGGCACGCTGGGCAAGTGTCATGAGCCATGGCCTACCGTTTGTGGGGGTTCCATCTTAGCAAGTTAGCATTTTCGAAGTGAGGTCAGGTCATGACCTCACAATGCACATTCGAGCTGAAGCCACTGTCGTTCAGCTCATGAACGGCCTCCGTGACCAGCCACGCCACAGCGTCGATCTCGGCCTTGAAGCCGGAAAGACGCACTGGCGTCTCGGGGTAGAGATTGGGGCAGCCTTGGGCCAGCGTCAACGAGCACTCGGCGCCGCCGCGCTGCAGGCGTTGCCACTCGCTGTTGGCGGCGCTCACCGCGTCGTCGCGGGTGGCGTAGGTGTGGCGCAGCCGCTTGACGTTCTCATCACTTCCGGCGATGACCTCGGCGCGTTCGGCGGCGTCCGGGTCGTGCCAGTAAGCGAGTACGCCGGTGAAGGCGTCGCGGTCGGATTCCACGTAGCGGTGGCTGTCGCCATGGTGGCGGCGCAGGGTGATCGGGGCGATGGCCTGGTCGCTGGCGGTGCTGCCTTGGCCTGCGGCCATGAACAGCAGGCGCCCGGCCTTGATGGTGGCGATGGCATCGAACTGTTCGGCCAGGCGGGTGAGGAAGTGCAGGTCGCTTTCGTCGGTTTGGTCGATGTGCTCGAGTATGACACCCCGGAGCGTGGCGCCAATGGCGGGCTCAAGGTCGTGGCGTCGGGCGATGGTCGTGACGATCTCACCGAGGGTGTGTGCGTGCCAGCTCTGGCTGCGTTTGCCGGGCAGCTCGCGGCGCATGTCGGCGCTGCGCGCGCGGATCACCACCACGTCGGGCGCGCCCGAATGCTCGACCTCGTCGACGATGAAGGTGCCGCGTTCGACCAGACCCTGGTGCTGCCAGCCCAGCGCCAGGGTCAGCTCGGCGCCGTGGCGCGGCAATGCCAGCCGGCCATCGTGGTCGGAGAGGGTGATATCGAGCTGGTCGGCCTCGAGGCCACGTCGGTCGGTCAGGCGCAGGCGCATCAGCCGTGCCTCGAGCTCGGGGCTGATCACTTGGCCGGCGAGTGTGATGCGGTACCTGGGGGCGTTGGCCGGGCGGGCCTGGTGGGCGGTGGGAATCATGCCAGCAGCCCCGTGGCCGAACGGGCCAGCGCCCCGGTAAGGCGGCCCAGCAGGTCGGCGCGGCCATCATCGACGCGCTGCAGGGTCAACGTGAAGCCAATGCGCTGGGCGCTGCCGTCATGCATCTGGTGGCTCTTTTTTTCGTTGAGCGATTCGATCACGTACAGCCCGTAGAAAGTGCCGTTACCTTCAATCAGCGGCCAGGCGGCGGCTTCGTCGGCCATGGCGCGTAGCTGGTCGAGATTCTGTTGGCCACCGGTGAAGTGGGGCAGCAGGGTGCCGGTGAGCGTGATGGTGTCATCACCGGGGCCAAGGTATTGTCGGGTGGGGCGGCGGCCTACCCGGCCTTGTCCCTCATGGCGCCAGGCGCTCTGGCGCTGCAGCTCCTGGTACGGGGCAGTGCCCAGGGCGAACACGAACATGCCATAAGCCATCATCATGGACGACCTCCTTATGAACGAAGTTAAGTTCCTGCTAGCTGCCTTGATGTTTGTGGCTCTGGTGACAGGCATTGGTGCATTGATTGACGACTGGATGTATCCCGTGCGGGTGGTTCAGAGTGGCAACCACGAACCCCTTTTTATCCTTCTTGGCTTGGTGCTGGGCTTTACGATGCGGACCAAGTCTGACGAAGACTCGATCAGCGCACTTATCTGTGCCATCGGGATGGCGCTTTTTGCACTTTTAGTTGGGGGGGTGGAAACAACTGGAGCAGGAAGCGCACCCGTGGGCTTTGTGCTGGCTACGGCGTTCTTTACCTGCATGTTGGGAACTGTGATCTTCCTGTTGCGAGCGTTGCGAGCTCGGGTCAGACACGAGAAAGCGGATGGTTCATCCAACGACCAGTAATCAGTCGACATCATAAAATGCACTCCTTTGCCGAGCAGTGGCGTCGCGCTCGGCCGTGGCCAGTGCCCGCTGTACCTCCGCGGCCACGTAGCGCGCCAGGGCTTGCTCGTCCATGCCGGGCGTTGCCTGAACGCTGATGTGGATTCCGCCATTCAGCGTCAGCCCGCCCCCGCTTGGTGAGGAGAGGGCCGGGCGGGTGTCGAAGCGTGGCCCGCCCAGCGGGTCGGCATCGGCGCTGGCGGCACCGGCCATGGCCGCCGCCCCGAGCACCAGGCCGCCGCCGGCATCGCGCAGGCGCTTGACCATGTGGCGGGTTTCGCTGGCCGGGTCATCCCGGTGGCGGCGGATGCCAAGACTCAGGCCATCGGTGACATCGTGGCCGATGTTGCGGAACACGCGAGACGGTGAGTGGGTGTCCAGTTCGTAGCGGGCGCGATGTTCGGTACCGGTGGCCAGCTCCTTGACGGCGCCCCAGGCATTACCGGCGCCATTCTTGATGCCGTCGCCCAGGCCCTTTGCCAGGTCGATGCCGGCATCCTTCATCCGCCCGGGCAGATTCTTCAGGTAGTCGATGGCCTGGTCCCACTTTTCCTTCAGCATGCCCTTGAGATCCCAGTCGGCGAGCATGGCTTTCACCGCCTCCAGGGCCGCACGCGGGGCGGCCTTGAACCACTCCCATGCCGCGCCGGCATCGGCCTTCAGGCTCTCCCAAAGGGCGGCGAACCTGGGGCCGATGGTTTCCCAGTGCTTCCACAGGTAGAGCGCGCCGGCGGCAACCGCTGCAATGCCGGCGACGATCCAGCCGATCGGGGTGGCGGCAAAGGCAACGGACAGCGCCTTCACCCCGGTGGCCACGGCGGGCAGGGTCTTGGCGAAGGCGAGCAGGGCGCCACCGGCCTTGACGATACCCACACCGAAACTGACGACCGAGAGCAGCGCCTTACTGGCGAACAGCCCGCCGGCAATCATCGCCAGGTTCTCGTAGCCACCCACCATGCCCGCCAGCTTCGAGACCACCTCGCCGATGCCGGTGGCCAACCGCGCGGTGCCCTTGGCCAGGTCGGTGATGATGGGGACGGCGGCCTTGAGGTTGTTGCCGAAGCTCTTGGCGAACTGCTTCACCTGGTCACGGTTCTCACGCATCCAGCCGGAGAGGTCGCCCATCAGCTCGGTGATGGCAGGCATGAGTTCAGCGCCGATGGTGTTCTTCATGCCGGCCATGCCGAGCTCGGCGTCGAGCATGGCATCCTTGAACACCTCGGCGTCGCGCGCGGCCTCGTCGCTGAGTACATAGCCGGTGGCGCGGGCATCCTTGCGCAGCGCCTCGAGGCCGCTGGAGCCGTCCTTCAGCATGTTGACCATGGCCACGCCCTCGCGGCCAAAGAACTGCGCGGCCAGGGCGACCTTGTCGGTGTGGCTTTCCACCTGGGCGAGACGGTCGGCGACGACACCGAGGGCCGCATCGGGGGTCAGCTCGGCGAGCTGGTTGGCGTCGAGCCCGAGCTGTTCATACGCCTTGGCGGCGGCGCCACTGCCCTGGCGAGCCTCTCCCAAGCGCTTGACGAAGCGTTCGGTGGAGCTGTCGAGCTTTTGTGAGCTGACGCCGGAGCGCTCGGCGGCGTAGCGCAGTTCCTGCAGGGCTCCGATGCCGATGCCCATCTTGTCAGCGCTCTTGGCGACGTTATCGCCCAGCCCGGCGGTGGAGTTGGCGATGCCGAAGATGCCGGCCGCGGCCGCACCTCCGGCGACCACGGCGCGGCGACCCAGCCGACCGATCTCACCGGTCATTCTGTTGAAGCGACCGGAGACGTCGGCGTCGCTTAAGCGTTGCAGGGCGTTGCGCTGGGCGTTGAGGCGCTCGGTGGTGGCGCGGATCTTGCGCTCCAGGGCTGCCTGCTGCTGGGAGAGGCCACGGGTACCGTCGGTGGCGCGGGGCAGCCCCTTGGCGAGCTCGCGCACCCGTTCGCGCTGGTCGCGGTATTCGCGGTTGAGCTTGTCGACGGCGGCCTGGGTCTTGGCCTGCTGGTTGGTCAGCCGTTTGGTGGGGCCGGTGGTGGCGTCGATTTCCTGGCTGACGCGGTCGAGCTCGGCGCGCTTCTCGCGAAGGGCATCGCGGGTGGCGTGGCTCTGGCGCGTGATGTCGCGGAAGGCCTGGATGCGCTTCTGCTGGTCGTTGAAGTCCTTGAGCTCGCCGCGCGTCTCGCGCATGGCGCGGCCCACGCCACGGCTGCCCTGCAGGATCTTCTTCAGCGGGCCGGTGGCCTTGTTGATGGCCTTGAGGGTGACGGAAAGATTCAGATCCTTGGCCATGCCGGCTCCTGGTTAGCGGCCCCGCTGCCCGTGGTGACGGGCAGGGGGCTCGAGGCGTTGGCGGGCGCGTTCTCGCCAGTCGGCGAGCTCCTCGAGGGGCATCGGGTCCATGTCGGCCGGCCCCCAGTGAAACGCCATGGCCAGATCCGCCATGGCGTCCTCGACCTGGTTGGGCAGGCTCAGCTCTCGGCGTCCGCCCGCATCCGCCTGGGCAGCAAAAAATTGCTCACCGCGTTACCCAACTGGACGAGATCGGCCGGGTCCATTGCGCGCAGTTCGGGCTCGGTAAGGGCGGGCTCGGTGATGCGCGGCAGCACCTTGGTCAGTGCCTGCACATCCATCTGCAGCAGGTCGGCGAGTGCCACGCCGCGAAGCGAGCCCGCCTTGGGCTTGCGCACGTGGATCTCGGTGACGGTCTGCTTGCCGCGTTGCAGCGGGGTATCCAGCTCGACGGTCTCAGTGGCGGTGCGTACCTGCTCGGTGGCTTGGGTTTCGGTGGCGTTTTCGTCCATGGGGTTGCGCTCCTAGTGGTGCGTTATTTAGTGATCAGCATGTGCCACGGGATATTGCCGATGAGGTAACCAACGGCGATGGTGAAAGCGACGGCCCAGATGGCCAGGAATCGCCAGCGTGAAAGCCCTTCGTGCATGGCTCGCAGCTCCCTGATGAACTTGCTAAGCTGTTCCACAGGTTCCCCCTAGCCCCTAGATAGGGTGAGAATCCAGAACGCCTCGCCGGCCCCCACCGGCGGGGCGTTCGTCGTTTATAGCCCCAGATTGCGGCGGCGCTCGGCGCGGCGATCGACGCCGCGCACGATGAACACATTGCCGGGCACGTCGATCTCGATCAGCGTTTCGCCGTCCACGACCAGCTTGTAATAGCTGCAGGTGGTGGTGACCTCGATGCTGTTGTTGTCGCCGGCGGTCACCTCGCCCATGCCGATGGTCTTGTGGCGGCCGCGCACGGTGACCTCGACGGGGATGGTCCCGCCGGTCTCGTCGGATTCATACGAGCCCGCGAAGCGCAGCAGGTTGGCATCGTGGAGGGGGGTGCCGTACTCGGTGAAGATCTCGGCGATGATGCCGGCGGCCTGCCAGGCGAACTCGATGACCTCCTGGCCCATGTCGAGCTCGACGCTGCCGTCCATGCCGCCGCCTCTGTATTCCTCCACGGCGCGGGCCAGCTCCGGCAGGGTGAGGCTGGGAATCTGACCCTGCCAATTGTTGCCATCGCCGAACAGGTTGAAGTCCTTCAGCTTGTGGGGAAGTGCCATGTTGGCTTGCTCCTAATCGTTGGGTTCCCGTCGCGTCAGGCGGCGGCGACGCGCTCGGCGAATTCGACCAGGTAACGGTCGGTGATGCGTTGCTGCAGCATCAGGTTTTCCAGCGGCGGTACCGGGGTGTAGTCGTAGTCGATGTAGAGCTTGCCGCTCTTGAGCACTTCGGGGCTGTTGAGCTCGGGATCGAACCAGGCGTTGCCGCCCAGCAAGTAGCCCAGGCGTACCCACTCGCGGAACTTGGCGTTGATGCCCTCGATGATGTCCTTCACCAGGCTGGGGTGCATGGGCTTGTCCACGGCCCACAAGTGCGCCTCGGCCATGGTGTCGGCGATCACCTGGGCGCTGCGGGTGTAGCTCTCGAAGGCGAACAATGGGTCGGCGCTGGTGGTTCGGCTCCCCCAGAAGCGGAAGCCATCGCGGCGGATCAACGTGGTCACGTCGGCGGCATTGAGCAGGCCGGCATCGGTAGCGGGGTCCTGGAGATCCCAGAACACGTCTTTCGAGATGCCGCTGACGTTGTTGACCGGCATGTTGGAAAGCGTCTTGTGCCAGCCGATCTGCTGGTCGAGCCGCGCGCGGTGGCCCAGCGCCTTGGCCACGGCGGAGATCGGGCGGGTCTCGCCGGCATCCACGTCGAAACCTTGGAACTCGGGCCAGATGACCATCGCTTCGCGGGCGCCGAAGTTCTCGCGGTATATCACCACCTCGTCGAGCGTCTCGCAGCCATGGGCGGACACATAGGCGAAGGCACGCAACTTTTGGGCGGCACCGATCAGCGCGGCGGCGACGTCTGCGGTGTCCAGCTCCGGCACGCCGAGAATGCGTGGCTTGACGCCAAAGCGCTGCTCGGCCGCCAGCAGCGCCTCGATGCCGGTCTTCTGGCCGCTGCCGGCGTCCACGCCGCCAATCAGGTTGGCGGTGGTGGCGGCTTCGTCGGCACCTTCCTCCACGCGAACCACCACGACCAGGGTGCGTGCCTCGGCGACGATGGCGGAGAGCGCGCGGGCCAGGGTGCCACCGGCTCCGGCGTTGCCAATAGCGGCGTAGAGATCGGTGACCAGCACCGGGGTGTCGAGCGGGAAAGCCTCGGTGTCGGCGTCGGGCGCGGTGGCCACCAGGCCGATCACCGCCGTCGAGACGGTGCGAATCGGCCGGGTGCCCTCGTTGATTTCGACGACGCGCACGCCGTGGTGGTAGTCCTGGGCCATGGGGAGCTCCTGCGCAGGGTGATCGGATGTCGATGCATGACGTGCTGCCATGCTTGCGCGCGCAGACGTGGGGCTCTAGCGGTGGACGTTGTGGATGGGCAAGAGACAACCGAACGCGGTAGGCTGGGGGAATTGCGAACAGGGAGGTTGTATGCATCGAGTTCTGTACAAGCACTTGCCGAGTCGTTTTGCAGATGGGTTAATAGCCAGAGGTGAAGTGAGAGTTGGCACACTTTACGAATATCGAGACGATGAAAAGCATGGTGAGGGTGTGCTTGATCGGCTAGAGGGTAAGCGAGAGACCTTTTTAGACGTCGATTATATGAGCCTTAATGGTGAGAATGATCACCCATTCGTTAGAGAGTTTATAGGGGTTGGAGAAGGGAGCTCAGTCGTCTTGCAAGATGTGAGTTTCCATAAAACTCATAACTCACCAGATTGTTGGTTGTACTGTGTATCTACTTCCGATGACGAGGTGGTAGGGGCCAATCTTTCAGATGACTATGATGCATGTGTAAGAATTGATGATCCATATTTATTCATGTTGGCTTTAGGAAGGTTTTTTACTCAACCTCTTCAACCTTTGACCTTTTGCATGGGGTGGTGGCAGTGCCAATATATTGGAAGAAAAGTAGAGTATGAGAATAGGGTTCATCCTGTTATGCTGAAGGAGAGTTGCTTCTCCCACCAGCAAGAGTCTCGGGCTATTTTTTTTCCAATAAATTGGAAGCCTGAGCCTATAATTGTGCAGATTCCTGAGTTGACGCAGTACGTCACTAGGTTGCGCTAGTTTTTTGACAAATAAAACGCCCGCCATTTGGCGGGCGCTTTTCTCCCTGGATGGGTGCTCCTACCACACCACCGCTTCGATCCCTTCCCGATCCTCGGCTGCGAGCGCGGCGTCGATGGCGTCCTTGCGTGCCCAGCTGCGCTGAAAGATCTCCTCGAGGTGCCCCAGGGCGGCCATCGTCAGGGTGTCCATCTGTTCGGCGGTGAGTTCGCGGTTGATGTTGGAGGCACCACGGAAACTGAGTGTGGCCTCGGGTTGGCCGGCGGTGATCAGCCGTTGCGCCTTCGCGGAAAGCCCTAGCAGGTTGATCTGGTCCTGGGGGCGGGTCTGGATCACGTCCTTCTCGCCGTCGAAGTCGTACTCGAGGCCGGCGGCGAAGGCGCTGTCGCGCGCGTCATCGATCTCGCCGCGCTTGCGCTTGGCCAGCTCCGGCAGGGCTGGGGGTGGAATGGGTACCCAGGTGGGCATGCCATTCTCATCGGCACCGCGCTGCATGCCCTCGGGGGGCTCGCTCTGGCCGTAGGTCTGCCAATCCTCGTCACTGACTTCGACGGCATCGTCCGGCCAACGCCCGTTGGCCTGGTACTGCTCGCGCAGTGCCGCCGGGTAGAAGTGGGTGCGGCTGGCACTGAAGTACATCGACACGTCTTGCAGGGAATCGTCTTGCATGAACATGGCGCTCCTGTGGGTGGGTCCTATCGCCGATGGCTCAATAGCCGATGGCGAACCATTGAACGCTAATGAGGCTGGGGCCGCTGTAACCGTTCGCCAGGAAGTAGCAACCGTTGTCTGTTTCCCCCCGGTGGGAAATGTTCGCCCGATACGTACCGCTGTGATTGGCGGTGATCACTAGCACCCGGTTGGGAAAGGGAATCGGGAAGCTCGTCCACTCATCGACGCGGGAGGGATCTGCGGCGCTGGTCCGTCCCCATTGCAGGATCAGCGGCCGTGGAATGGTGGCGGCGCCGCTGACGAATACACCGGGGAGCATCTGGTAGCCATTGGTGGCCAGTGAACGGCGACTCCCCATGAATACTTCGGTGAGCAGCCGGGGCGTGATCACCCCGGTGGTATTGGTGCCGGCGCGGACCTCGGCGGGAGTGGCGACGCGCAGCTCATGGGAATGCCCGGACCCGCTGAAACCATTGTTGCTGCCGGCATAGATGGTGCGCGGCGTGCCGAGATTGAGGGTGCGGTTGGCACCGAGCGTGCCGCCACCGGTGAGGCCGTTACCGGCGATGATCTGGGTGTTAGTGCGCGCCACGCTGCTATCGACCTTCAAGCTGCGATTGGTGGTGAAATCGCCGCCACCGCTGAGTCCGTCGCCGGCGACGATGGCGCGCTGCGGCGGCACCGAGTTGGCCGGGTCGGCGGGCATGCGCCAGTCGGGCCAGGCACCGGTGGTGCGGGTTCGGTAGTAGAGCTGCCCCGTCAATTCGGCGAACAGCAACTGCGCCTCACCACCGCTCGCGCCACGCCGCAGCCATACCACATGGCCGTTGGTGCTCATCTCGGTGCCCAGGTGGACCGGGGTGCCGCTGGTGTTGGTGTAGACCTTGTACAGGCCACTGGGCACCGTGCCATCCACGGTGGAAAGGTCGTTGCCCGGCACGCCTTGGGTGACGCCGCCGATCCCGAACTGGTTGAACGCCTGGTGCACGCGCAGGGCGCTCATCAACCGCGTGGCATCGCTGCCGGCTTCGGCTTGCCCCTTCGTTGCCATCGCCAGTTGGTGGGTGTGCGATTCGGACGTGGACTGATTGGTGCTACCGCCACTCAGCGTGGCGGGCGCGCCCAGGCGGAACAGGTCGATGGCTTGGCGCACGCGCAGCGGCGTCATGGCCCGGGTGTTGTCGCTGCCGGCTTCGGCCTGGGCTTTCGTGGCGCGCTGGATCATGCCCTGGGCGGCTTCCGTGGCGCCGGGGTGGTCGCGGCTGGCGGCGTGGGCGGCGATGCGCTCCTCGAGCAGCTGCCGCGTGGCCAGCACGATGGAAGGGTCGACGGTGAGGGTCACGGCGGCGGTGTCGCTGACCTGCATGATGATGCGCACTGTCTGGGTGCGGCCGCTGCCCTCGGCAAGCAGTGGCTTGTAGCTTTCCGGGTAGTTGCCGTAGACGATCAGCTCGCCCTCGGTGTCGTAGACACCGACCTCGCGGATCGTCCAGCCGCCGATCTCGGGCGGCAGCACGGTCTCGACGATCAGCCAGTTAGGGTTGTCGGCGTCGACCGCGATGTGGTTGATCGGCGCGCGATGCACTTCGTCGATCAGCGCAGTGCGCGAGGCTTCCGGGGTCGGCAGGCTGCCGCCGCCATCGCCCACCGCGACGCTTCCAAGCTCGATGCTTTCATTGTTGGCAAGGGCAGCGGCGAGCTTGGCTTGCCCGGTATCGGTGATCAGGGTGTAGAACTCGGCCATGGGGGCTCCTGCTAACGGGGGTAAACGGTGGTGATGTCGACGACATCCATGCCGCTGGCGGTGAACACGCTGCCGGCGACCTGGTACTCGGGCATGTGTGGATAAACGAGGGTGGCGTCGCCGTCCTGGGTGTTGGCGGCTGCCCAGGCGGTGCCGTATACCTCGGTGATGATGTCGAGCCCGGTCAGGTGCCGGGTCACCGGGCGCGCGTCATCGATCAGCCGCACCAGATCGTCGTAGCCGGATTCGCTGATGCCGTTGCCGGTGAGCACGCGCAGCCACCAGGTACCGGGGGTCTCGGGTGGGGTGACCTGCCACCACTCGGTGACCTGTTCGATCTGGTGGCCGAGCAGCTCGATCACCCGGCGCACGGCGGCGTGGGTGCCTTTCTTGCGATGGACGTACCAGCTGTCGGCAATGGCCTGGCGTTTGCGCGCGGCGGGCCACGCCGGGTCCCAGTGCTCGACGGAAAACGCCCAGGCCAGGTAGGGCAGCAGGTGGGCCGGGCAGGTATGGGGGTTCCATAGCGTGCGCAGGGGAATCGGCACGCGTTGGATGCCGGCCAGGGCTCGAGCGGTGTGGCGCTCCAGCGGGGTGCGATTGGGGGGCAGCAGATCGCGCGGCCGATCAGCCATCGTAGACCTCGATGCCGAGCGTGATGCCCGTGCAGTGGCCCGACTGGGTCGGGTCCAACGGCAGATCCTCCGCCGGTTGCGCGATGCCGACATGGTGCACGCCTTCGACGTGCAGCGCGGCATAGATGGCGGAGCGGCGGATGTCGCGGCCCAGGCGGCGCTGTTCGGTGATATAGCGTCGGATGGAGGCATCGGCGGCGGCCAGAATCGGTTCCTGCTCGGGGCCGGGGGGAACGAACAGGGTGGCCTTGATCCGGTAGGGGATGATGTGGGCGGACTGCACGGTGAGCCGGTCGGCCACCGGGCGCACGTCCTCGGCGGAAAGCGTGGCATCCACTCGGTTCAGCAGCGCGGGGCTTGCGCTGCCGTCGCCGTCCACCGAAAGCACGGTGACCACCGCTACCGCCGGCGACGGGCTGATCGCGGTGGCGTCGGCGACCTGGCCATCGGCGGAGAGTGCGTGGAACACGTAGGCCGCGCGGGGGCCGGCAACGCTGAGCCCTTCCCAGGCCTGTTGAGCTCGGATGCGCAGCTGGGTGTCGCTCTCCATCACCGGTGGCACCGGGGGAATCGCCGACGGGTCGCCGGGCTCGATCTCCAGGCGCGCGACGTTGTAGTTGGCGACCAACTGGTCGAGATCGGCCCCTCGGCTGTGGGCCAGCATCAGCGCGAGGGCGGCTTCGTTGACACGCTGACGCCACACCAACTCGCGATAGGCGTTTTCCTGCAGCAACTTGGTGAGTGGCTCGGATTCCAGCGCCAGGGTGGCGGCGACGTCGTCGCGCTGCTCGGGGTCGATGAGTTCGAGCAGTGCGGCCTTGCGCTCGGCGAGGATCGCCTCGTACTCGAGCGGCTCGACGATGTCCGGGGCCGGCAACTGGGAAAGGTCGATGGGGCCGACGAGTTTCATACGGGTACCTGGAGGGTGAGCGGCTCACCGCCCAGCGTCTGGGCGTCGATCTCGAGCACGGCGGCGCCTGGCTGGGTGGTGCTGACGTTGCGCCGAATGGCGGTCACGCGAATGCGCGGTTCCCAACGAATCAGCGCCATGATGCTGGCCGAGTAGGCTTGCAGCAGGGTGGCGTCGTTGAGTGGCTGGTCGATCAGTTCGGGCAGCAGGCTGCCGTACTCGCGGCGCATCACGCGCGTGCCCAGCGGCGTGGTGAGAATGTCGCGCACGCTCTGCTGGATGTGCTCGATGCCGGCGAGTTGGCGACCGGTGGTGGCGTTCATGCCGGTCATACGGGTTCCCCTGTGTTGCTCGGGCCGCTGGTGATGCCGCTGTGCCGGTGGGTGTCACCGACGTTTTTCCCGTTATGCGTGAGGCTGTCGCCGTTGATCGCGACGTTGCCGTTGATCACGGCATCGGCGTTCAGCGTCACGCCGGCGGCGGCGGAGATCTCGGCGCTGCCGGGCAGGCTGGCTCGCAGGTGGTTGGCGGCGTGGTCGTACTCGAGCACCGCGCCGTCGGGCATCACCGCACGGAAGACATCGGCGGATGCCGAGGGGGCCGGGTACTGGGCGCGATACAGGCCGGTCAGCACCACGGCAGCCGAGAGGTCGCCGCCAGGCGAGAACACCACGACCTGCTCGCCGACGGTGGGCGGGTTCCAGGTGCGGGTGGTGCCGGCTCGGCCATCGATCCAAGCAAGCCAGCCGGTGGCGAGTTCGCCCATGGCCACGCGCACGCGCGCGCTGTTGTGGTCCACCTCGGCGATGGTGCCCAGGCGGACCAGGTTGTGGATCAGGCGCAGCAGCTCGGCGGCGCTATGCAGGGGGCGTTGATTCATGCGGCCATCCTTGCCCGTGGGCGAGGATGGCTCTAGCGGGGGGCGTTGTGAATGCGAGGGCTACAACGCATCACCTACAACGCCGCACCACGATCCCGAACCTATGTTGCCGAACCCAAGCGGTCGAGGATCATGTCGCGCACCACGGCGCGGTCAGCATCGCTGTAGCCCAGCAGGCGGCGCTCGGGGTAGTCATACCAGGGGCCGTTGCGGTCGACCTTGGCGCGCAGGCCTTCCTGGTGCACTCGAGCGATGCGCGAGACGCGCCCGAAGAAGCCGATCCGGGCGGCATCGCCCTGGCCGCTGGCCTTCAGGTACTTGGCCTGGCGGATCTTGGTGAACATGGCCCCGCGGCGAATGGCCCCGGCCTGTGCACGGGCCTGGGGCTTGCGCGGGGCGAAGGGCTTGCCGTCGGGGTTTTGCTGGGCCTTGATGCGACCGGCCTGACGCTTGCGCAGTTCGCGGGCGATGTCGCGGCCCAGTTTGCGGCGCTCGGCTGGCTGCATCCGCTCGAGCAGCGGTGCGGCCCAGTTCTCCAGAGCGTCGAGATCGTCGTTCATGCTTCGCCTCCCTTATGCGCCCCACTCACTCGCCCCATTCGGCGGCGAGGGTGTAGGTATCGTCGGCCTCGGCATCGCGGATATACAGCTGCCAGTGCCCGGCGGCGCAGGGGTCGATGGGAAACTCCGGCATACGGTGGTCGACGTGGATGGTGCCGGCGTCGCAGTCCACCAGGGCGACGACACGCTCGGTTAGGGTGACGTCGATGGCGAGATCCCAGGCGCGGTTATGCAGCAGCTCGGCCTGAAACGTCACGGCCTCGCTGGGGTCGAGATTGGGCTGGTAGCGGGAGAGCCACTGCAGCAGCGGGATCATCACGGTATCGAGCTCGCCGATGTGGTCGGTGAGCACCACGCGCACCGGTACCTGGTACTCGTGGGAGAGGTGGGCGCCGCGATGGAATTCGACCCGGCCATCCTCGATGAAGGTGAGCAGCCGGTCGGGATTGCGCTTGAGATCGGGGATACGCTCGATCAGGTAGGCGCGAAGAGAGGCGAGCTTGTTCATCGGGTATCGGCCTCATCGAGAAAGCCCGTGCGCCTGCCCGTGAGGGTACCAGCGATCTTCTCGCCGCTACGCCCGGCGATGTAGCCGCCCACGCCGAGGGTCATCAGATTCCACAGCGCCTCGGGAAGCTCCAGGTGCAGGCCGACGCCGAACATGGCACCCAGGTAGGGCGCGATCAGGTAGTTGTTGGCGACGATGGCGACGATCGTAAGCATCAGGATCGGCCGCCAGTTGCGCTGCGGCCAACTCTCGCCGGTGGCTTCGGCCAGCACCACCTGCATCCGCGCCTTGAGGCCGGCATCCTGCTGGTCGATCAGGCGGCGCTTGAGTTCTGCCTTGAGCCGGGCGGCCTGGTCCTTGTCCTCGACGGCCTTGTCGATCACCTCGAACACCGGGCCGGCCACGGTACCGAGGATGTTGCCGATCAGGTTCATACACGTGCTCCAGGGCGCTGTTGTGGGGCATCACCAGCGGGCTGGCGTGCCGCTGCGCGTGTCGAGGTGGGTAAAGGTTGAGTAGCGGCCAACGCTTGCATGCGGTTCGTTGGCGATGAGCCACAATTGAACCTCGGCGGGGTTGATGTCACGCACCTGGATATCGGCGGCGCGGCCCCGCAAATGCTGGCTGTTCGGGGCGCCGCCGACCCGCGCGTTGTGGCGTGGGCAGCGGCAGCCGCTGGTGATGGTCACGGGCTTGCCGAAGTGCTTGCGCAGGCGTTCGAGCACCGCGAGGGTGTCGCTGTCGACGGTGTCGAAACCGCACCCGCAACTGCAGGCGAATTCATGGCGCTGGAAGTGTGGGGAGACGTGGACGGCGGTTTTCATCGGTTGCTCTCCAGTTCGCTGACGCGCTCGTCGAGCTGGTCGACGCTGCGTTGCAGGCTGCCGATCTCTCGGTTGGCATCGCTCTTGCGATAGTAGAGGTCGCTCCAGTCGCGTAGATCGCGGCGCAGGCTTTCGATCTGCTCGCCTTGGTAGACGAGGCGTTCGCGCAGTACGGCGGTGTGCTCGCCGAGTGTGACGAGCTTGAGCCCCGCCCAGGCGAGCAGGGCGACCAGGGTGAGCTGGATGCCGGTCTGCAGGTGACGTTCGAATACATTGGGTTTCACGGTGGTCTCCGCCATGCGGTCCTCTTGTCAGGTCCAGAGTTGGACGGTGTCGACCACGGCGGGCGTGCGCTGCTCTTCGGGCAGTGTGACCAGGGTGCCGTGGGGCAGGATGGGGCCTAGCTCGGCGAGCCCCGGATTCATGTCGAGGGCCTGTTCGGTCACGCCGTCGGTGCGACCGAGCACGCGATAACAGAGGGCGTCCAGGGTGTCGCCCTGGTGGGCGCGGGCGTGTGGCATCGTTCGGCGCTCCTCAAATCAGCTCGACGGTGGTGTGGTTGTGGCCGGTGATCTCGCTGACCGCCCAGCGGGCGTCGCGGCGGAAGTCGTCGGCGGCGAGATCCTTGGCTTCGCCGCGCTCGTCGCCTTCACCGGTGGCGCTGTAGTCGCGGTAGCGCTCGAGCAGGCTGGCCATGGCGGTGGCGTAGACGGCGCGACGGTAGAGCAGGGGGTAGGCGTCGGGCAGTTGCCAGCTGGGCGCGGCGACATCCTCGACACTGGTGGCACCTTCGTCCTGGCGGGTGGCCTGCCAGCCGGCGAGCTGGCGGTTGACGTCGGCCAGCGCCACGCGCAGGGCATGCTCGACGCGTGAGGCGGTAACGCTGCCATCGATTCGCTCGGCATCTCGGAAGGCGGCCGGGTCGATCTCGGGCCAGAAGCCGTTGTTCTGGATAATGGCCGGCGCTTGGGTGGTCTCGCCGGTGCCGTAGGCGATCAGTGACGACATGGCCGGGCCTCAAGTTGGAAGAAGCGGGTGGAACGATTGGGTGGAGGAAGGGGGTGGGCCGAGATCGACGAGATGGGACCGTGGTCCGCTCTCCCTCGGCGCCCCCTTGGCGTCGGCGTGCGACTCGGTATCAGCCCTGGGCCGGTTGGCCCTGGGCGGCGTTCTGGGGTTGCTGCTTGAGCTCGCGCTCGAGCTTCTCGATGTCCTTCTTGACGCCAACGCGATCGTTCAGCTGCAGGGCGCGGCGCAGGTGCTCCAGGGCATCCTCCCGGCTGCCGGATTCACGATGGGCGTAGCCCAGTGCCTTGTGCAGCTTGGCGCGGATCTGGTCGTGCATGTCGGCGTCGGCGGTCAGGGCCTCGGCACGGCTCAGGTGCATGACCAGCTCGGCGGCGACCTTGGCCAGCGCCTCGGCGTCGGTGGCCTCGAGGCGGGCCAGTGCCTCCTCGGCGGTTTGCTCGGCAACGATCGAGGCGGTGTCGCGCTCGAAGCGGTCGGGGGTGTCCAGGCCGTGGCGCAGGGCGTACTCGGCGACTTCGATGCCGCCTTCGAGGTCACCGACATCCAGGCGCCACAGCATCACGGTCATCAGTACGTCATCCTGGGCACCCTGGCCGCCCTCGAGCACACCGGCCACGTAGGCCGCGAACTCGGGCAGCAGCTCGCGCTTCCTGGCGACCTTGGCCTCCAGCGACTTGATGTTCTTGAGCGTGCGGCGGGCTTCCCAGAGCGCGGCGGCGTGCAGCTCGTACTGCTCGCCGGTCTGCGGCGAACGGGGGCCGGCGAGCCCCGCCGCCTGGGCGGCGGTGGCGCGCTGGTAGTGCTTGCGGGCAAGGCTCATGGCTTACTCCTGGAAGGCGATGTTTTCGACCAGACAGCCGAACCCGTAGTCCTCGACGACATAGGCGTCGTTGGAGGACTCGTAGTTCTCGATTCGGTTGCGCTTGGGGTTGTCGATCAGGTAGCGGCGCCGGCTTCCGCGCTGCCAGTACATGGAGAGGTTCTCCAGGCTGGTGATCAGCATGCTGCCATCCGGCACGAAGGGCACGCGCACGGCGCCGAGGCCGCCCACCCGCTTCTGGCTGATGATCATGTCGAGGGCGCGTGCCTCGGTGGGGGTCTCGCCGTGCTGCTGGATCAACGGGAAATACTTATCCGCCAGCATCTTGCGGCCCATGATCGCGACCAGCGTGGTGTCCTCGCGGTGCCAGGGGTCGATCAGCTCGTTGACGGCGTCGAACACCAGGGCGTCGAGGTTCTTGTAATCGCCCGTTTCGCCGATGGTGATGGTGCCGGCCGCCGCCCCGTCGCTCAGCACGCGCGCCGGGGCATGGTCGCGGTATTTCTGCAACCAGCCGATGTTGACGTCCTGCAGCAACGGGTTGGCGACCCGGTCGGTCTCGACAGCCGCCGAGGTGCCGTTGAAGCCGATCATGATGCGGTCAAGCGCCTGCTGGCGAACCACGGCATTACGCACGCGAATCTGGAAATCGCGAAAGCGTGCCCAGGCATCGAGCTTGGCCCAGCTGATGTAGGTGTCGTACTCGGTCGAAACGCACTCATAGCTCTGGTCGGTGAGGCTGGAGACGTCGCGGGGCGCGCGGTCGTTCTGGGTGACATCTGTACGACCGGCAATCGGGCCGGTGACGCCCAGGCCGACTTTCTGGCCCTTGAGCTCGTCGACACCGACCACGTTGATGCGGCCGAGGAACTCGCTCGATTCCTGGATGCGCGATTCCAGGGTCTGTTGCACCGAAGGTTCGACGTTGAATTGCTCGGCGGCGCTGTCGACGCCGGAGAGCTGGGCGATGCGGTCGCGCAGGGCGTTGAAGTTCTTGCGGGTATCGTTACGCATGGGCGGCGGTCCTGTCAGCAGTCGGAGATTACGGTGTCACCGCCGCCAAGCGCGGGGGCACGGGGTGGGGTGGTCGGTTCGTTGTCGAGCCGGGTGTAGAGCTCGTCGAGCCGGGCCTGGGTGGCGGCGTGGGCGTCTCGGAGCTCGTTGAAGACGGTGGAACTGGGCAGCGCTTCGAGCTGGGCGGCCAGGGCCTGGTGCTTCTGCACGAACAGCTCGAGGGTCTGCTCGAGCTCGGTGCGAAAGGCGGCGAATCCGGCATCCGTCTTGGCGTCGTGCTTCTTGAACAGCGCCTTGACCCGCTCCGAGAGGGAGGGGCCTTTGTCGGCCGGCGGGGTGTCGCTTGCTTCGGAGAAGTCGAGCTCGGTCTCGATGGCGGCGGTGAACACGTTGTGCGCCGTCTGCTTGCGTGCGGCCAGCGGGGAGGCGTGGCCCTGCTGGGCGCTGAACTGCAGCATCTCGGTACCCAGGCTCGCCGGGCTGTCGGTGACCGCCAGGCCCACCAGGTAGGCTTCGCCGCTGTCGGCAAACTCGGGGTCGACTTCGATGGAGGTGTAAACCTTCTGACGCTCGGCGTTGATCTGCTTGAGCCGGTCGGTGGGGTCGATCTCGGCGAACAGGGCCAACTTGCCGTCGACCTCGCGCGCCTCGAGCTTGGTCACGTCGCCGAGCGCCGGGAAGGGGCCATCGGCGAACATGCCGCGCATGTGCTCCATCCACACGCGGGCACCGTACTTGGCGGGGTCGAAGTTCTTGGCCATCTGCTCGATCCACTCGCGTGAGATCTTGCGGCCGTCGGTGGTGGCGCCTTCGGTGGCGATCCGGAACATGGCGGGGGCCTCTGCTGGTTGCTCGGCAATACGTTGGCGATAGGGGCGGTGGTCATTCATCGAATGCCGTCAGGTTCCGCGTGCATGCCTGACGCCTCAACGCTTTGCCGTTGTAAGCGGGGCATCCACAACGCCGCCGACCGGGAGCGCTTCGCGTGCGCGGTTAGGCTGGCGGCATGACGACGATGCCTCCCGATACCCTCGATTCCCCGCGCGTGACCGCCCGCCACCTGTACTGGCAAGGGTGGCGCGTGGCGCGTATCGCCGAGCACCTGGGCGAGAAGCCAGCCACCGTGCACAGCTGGAAACAGCGCGATGGCTGGGCAGACGCCTCGCCAAGCCAACGGGTGGAGGGCGCGCTCGAGGCACGCCTGGTGCAGCTGATCGGCAAGGAGGCGAAGGAAGGGCGCGACTTCAAGGAGATCGACCTGCTGGGCCGGCAGATCGAGCGCCTGGCGCGGGTGCACAAGTACCAGGACACAGGTCGCGAGGCGGATCTCAATCCCAACATCGAGGCGCGCAACGCGGCGCCGAGGAAGCGCAAGCAGCGCCGCAACCACCTCGACGAGGAGCAAGTCGAGGCACTGGAAACGGCCTTCCTGGAGTCGCTGTTCGACTACCAGGCCGAGTGGCATGACGCCGGCCTGAAGCACCGCATCCGCAACATCCTCAAGAGCCGGCAGATCGGCGCGACCTGGTATTTCGCCCGCGAGGCGATCGTCGATGCCGTCAAGACGGGCCGTAACAAGATATTCCTCTCGGCCTCGAAGGCGCAGGCGCACATCTTCAAGAACTACATCATCCAGTTCGTGAAGGAGGTGACCGACGTCGAGCTCAAGGGCGATCCCCTGGTGCTCGATAACGGCGCCGAACTGCACTTCCTTGGCACCAATTCCAAGACCGCCCAGGGCTACCACGGCGACGTCTATCTCGATGAGTATTTCTGGATCGGGCGCTTCGCCGAGTTCCGCAAGGTCACCAGCGGCATGGCGATGCACAAGAAGTGGCGCCAGACCTACTTCTCAACACCCTCGAGCATCGGGCACGAGGCTTACCCGTTCTGGAACGGCGAGATGTTCAACAAGCGCCGGGCGAAGAAAGACCGCGCTGTGTTCGACGTCTCCCATGCGGCGCTGGCGAGCGGTGAGGTCTGCCCCGATGGCCAGTGGCGCCAGATCGTCACGGTGGAAGACGCCATCGCCGGCGGCTGCGATCTCTTCGACCTCGAGCAGCTGCGCCTCGAGTACAGCGAGGACGAGTTCGCCAACCTGCTGATGTGCCAGTTCGTCGATGACAGCCAGAGCGCCTTTCCGCTGGCGATGGTGCACCCGTGCATGGTCGACAGCTGGGAGGTGTGGGACGACTACCGGCCCTTCGCGCCGCGCCCGGTGGGCGAGCGCGGGGTGTGGATCGGCTACGACCCGACCGGTACCGGCGCGGATGGCGACGGCGCCGGCCTGGTGGTGGTGCTGCCCTCGCGTAGTGCCGACGAGCCGCACCGGGTGCTGGAGCGCCACCGTCTCAAGGGCGAGGACTACGAGGCCCAGGCGGCGTTCATCCGCAGCTTCGAGACGCGCTACCAGATCGACCACATCGGTATCGATGTCAGCGGGCTGGGCGAGGCGGTGGCCGAGCACGTCGAGAAGTGGTTCCCCACCGTGGCGCGCTACCAGTACAGCGTCGACGTGAAGAGCCGCATGGTCATGCAGGCGCAGCAGATCATGCGCAAGGGCCGCCTCGAGTTCGACGCCGGTTGGACGGATCTCGCCCAGTCGTTCATGGCCATCAAGCGCGAGCTGACCGCCTCGGGCCGCCAGTTCACCTACACCAGCGGGCGCAGCCAGGCGACCGGCCATGCCGACCTGGCCTGGGCCACCATGCATGCCCTGCACCACGAGCCAATCGACGGCCCGGCGGAGGACGCCGGGCGATCCATGATGGAGATGTTCGAATGAATGACACCGCCAAGCCCCGCATCCGCGTGCCCGCCTACCAGGTCAGCGAGGGGGCGGCCGCAAAGGCGCCCACCGAGACGGGGCGTGCCGAGGCGTTCAGCTTCGGCGATCCCGAGCCGGTCACATCGATGCGGGATTTCTTCTACGAGGGGCTGTGGCTGTCTGCCGACGAGTGGTACGAGCCGCCGATCCCGTTGGACGTGCTGGCCAAGAGCTACCGGGCGACGGCTCACCACGGCAGTGCTTTGCAGGTGAAACGCAATATCCTGCTTCGCACATTCCTGCCTCACCCGCTACTGGGACGCCAGGCGTTCAGCGGCCTGGCCCTCGACTACCTGGTGTTCGGCAACGCCTACCTGGAAGAGGTCAGGGGCCGGCTGGGTAAGCGGCTACCGTTCCGCCACCTGCTCGCCCGCTACGTGCGTCGTGGCGGCCTAAATGCCGACCGCTATTGGTGGGTACCCAATTACCAGGATCGTCAGGAACTGCCGGCAGGGCGGGTGATCCACCTGCTCGAGCCCGATATCGACCAGTGCATCTACGGCGTGCCCGACTACATCGGCAGCCTGCAGTCGGCGTGGCTCAACGAGAGCGCCACGCTGTTCCGCCGGCGCTACTACCTCAATGGCAGCCATGCCGGGTTCATCATGTACGTCAACGACGCCGCCCATAACAAGCAGGACATCGACGCCATGCGCCAGGCGCTCAAGGACTCGAAAGGCCCCGGCAACTTCCGCAACCTGTTCCTTTACTCGCCAGGCGGCAAGAAGGACGGGGTGCAGGTGATCCCGGTCAGTGAGGTCGCGTCGAAAGACGATTTCTGGAACATCAAGAACATCACCCGCGACGACCAGTTGGCCGGCCACCGCATCCCCCCGCAGCTGATGGGCATCATCCCCGAGAACGCCGGCGGGTTTGGCGACGTCGAGAAGGCGGCCAGGGTGTTCGTGGCCAATGAGCTCGAGCCGCTGCAGGCCACCATGCGCGAGATCAACGAGCGGATAGGCGAAGAGATCGTCCGCTTCCGGCCCTACTCGCTGGATGGCGACACCGGCTCAGGGCTCGACCCGACTCGGTAACGTCCGCCGGCGCGCTAACCCCGCTCACAAGAGGCCGCCCAACCGGGCGGCCTTTTGTGATCACTTAGATTAGGCCATGCTGTGTGAGCCACACAGCAGCAGGAGTTCGCATGAAATACTATTTCAACTACCAATACCTTCCGCGTGGTGCCGAGCGGCCGATCGATGCTGGAGAGGCTATCGAGGTTAGTGAAGATCAATGCACGATCCCTCCAACTCTTCCGTCAGTAGGGGATTACGTTCAGCTCACCTACATGACAGGCAATGGAGATAATTTCACCGGTAAAGTTAGAAGCCGTTTGTTCACCTACTTTGTTGGTGAGAGACCAGAGCAGAATGGGTGCGCTATCAATATCGTTGTCGAGGAGGATGACGACGATTGGGGCAAGCTGATCAAAGAGTGA